AATTCAGCTACTTATGGACGTGATAACGTTAAAGAACATAAAGAGCCAGAGCTTGTCCGTGCCCATCGTGAAGAATGGCGAAAAGAGGGTAAAGACGGACTACACAGTTGAACCTCATGCTGTCCTTTAGGTTTTCGGGGTACCTTTGGTTCAAAAACCCCGTACTAGAATACATGCCCATATGGGTGCTAGATTGATAGGAGGCCTTATATGGGCGATTATATGAGTGGTTACCGTGAAAAAGTAACTGACGACCAACTAATAAGTTTAATTGATACAGGTGTATCTAATTCTGCTGGAGACTTTTTAAACTCTTCTGAGTTAGCTAACGATAGATTACAGTCTACTTACGAATACGCTGGATTACCAGCAGGGCATCTTAGTCCTAATGGTGTATCTAAAATTGTTTCATCAGATACTACAGAAACAATAGAAGCTTACTTAGCCATTATTTCAGAGTTAATGTTTAACAACAATAGATTAGCTAAATTTAAATCTTGGACAGCTTCACCAAGCGCTATTGCAGCAGCAAATGACGCTTCTGATTTAGTTAACTATACCATATTTAAAAAGAATAATGGTTGGGAATTAATGAATACATGGGTAAAGTCTGCTTTACTATGGAAGAACTCTATTATCCGATGGGATTTTGTAGAAGATATTTCTACCAGCTTTGAAGAGTATGATTCACTTACTGAAGAATCATTAGATCTTAAGCTATCAGAGAAAGACATAGAAGTAGTAGGTGAGTTAAACTTTAACCCAGCAACTAACAGGTATGAAGATGTAAGATTAAAAAGATCTTATGATATGTCTAGAGTTAAGATTGAAAATGTTCCACCGGAAAACTTTCTTATATCAAGAGACGCAAGCTCTATTGAAGATGCAAACTTTGTAGGTGTTCAAATAGAAATGTCTAGATCAGATATACGTAAAATGTATCCTGAGATGGCAGAAGAAGTATCTGACTGGTCTGAATTACCTAGTTCAGGTGAAGAACATTCTAACTACTCTGAAGATGTAGCTGTACGTAAACGTGTTACCGGACAAACATATTGGTCTGGTGCAGGAGACGATACTTACGATATGCTTGAGGCTAATATAAATGTAGCTGTAACAGAGTGTTGGATTAAGGTTGACCGTGATGGTGACGGTATAGCAGAACTTAAACATATTATCACAGCAGGTAGTACTATACTACATGAAGAAGATTGTAGTTACGTTCCACTAGCCTCATTAAGTCCATTTGAGATACCTTATGAATTCTACGGTTTATCTATTGCAGATATGACTAGATCTACTACACTTACATCTACTGCTATACTACGTGGTTTTGTAGAGAATACTTATTTAAGTAATTACTCACCTAAGTTAGCAGATCCTAATGTTGTAGACTTTTCTGCTTTACAGAATATGAGACCTAAACAGATTATACCTACTAACGGTAATCCTGCAGGTGCAGTTTCAGATCTTCCACCAAGCACTATAAGTGCAGGTACAGTTCCTTTATTACAACACTTGCAAGTACACAAAGAACAAGCTACAGGTATGTCTAAAGCGGCACAAGGACTTAACGACGAACTATACGTTTCAGGTAACAGTGAAATGAAGTTAAATCAAGTTATGTCTGCTAGCCAAAAAAGAATACAACATATCGCTAGAAAGTTTGCTGAAGGTGGATTCAAAAGACTATGTGAAGGTGTTTACAAAACTATTCAAGACAACATGGATGAAGTAAGTATTATGTCTGACAGAAGAGGAGCAATCCTTGATGTCAATTTAAAGAACTTACCTAAAAACATGGAATTAGAAGTTGATGTAGATTTAGGTGAAAACTCTAATGCTAACAAAAGAGATAAGCTTATGTTATTAGCATCTCAGTTAATACCTATGCTTAAAGACTCCGGACAAGGTATGATGATTAAGCCAGATGCAGTAGCTAATATTGCTTTTGACTTAGTTAATACTCTTGATCTTAAACCAGAACAGTATCTTGTAGATCATACTACTAAAGAATTTTTAGATAAGGCTAAAAAGGCTATGAGTGTAAGTGAAGAAGAGAAAAAGAAAAACAAGGAGATTGCGGCTCGTGTTGAAGAATCTAAAGCTAAGCAAGCTGAAGCTAACTCAGTTTATACTAAAGTGCAAGCAGATAATGCTCTACAAGATAACATTAGGCAAACGGCTATTGCATTGGATCGTCATGGTCAAGAATGGGCTCGTCTCAAGACTGCGGCAATTAAGGCAGAAGTTTCGCCAGACCATCTTCCGACTCCGGGAAATATGGATGAAATAATGATGAAGGCAATGGAGATAGTTAAGTCTATCGAAGCAGCACCATCAGGAAAAGAAGGCGGTTCACTAGATGATATGGTGAAACAAATGGGTATAGACCCAGCACAAGCTGTGCAATTACTACAACAAGCAATGGGAGGCGGGCAATAGCCCCCTCTCTTAACCACACCTCTACCCTCACGGATGATGTGTTAATAAGGTAAATTATGGAAAAATATAGAGAAGCAGGTGACAAGAGGATGACCAAGAAGGTGCATCCCGATAGATTATCACAGATAGCTTTAGCGGAAGCTAAGTTTTCAACAAGTACAAGGAACAGTTTTTTCGACTCAGCATACGGAGATATCTTAGTAGATTTCTTTGTTGAGTGGTTAAAGACAGAACCTCACGAGACCAAAACAAGAGAGCATTTATATGCTTGTTCTATGGCGCTAGGTAGCGTTAAAGAAAAGTTAATTAGTATAGAAACTAAAGGTCGTAACATTCCTATTATGGAAAAGTTAAGTGAGGAGGATAGCAATGATTAAAAGTAGTAACGAACAAATTAATACAGTAATAACTAACATAGAGAATTCTATTGATTACTTTATTAACCAACACACCGCAGATTTAAATGGAGCAGCTCGTATTAGAAACGATGCCAACATTGTAAGAGGCTTAGTAGAATACAGAAGCGCTTTATTAAATTTGCAGAAAGAGAATACTCCCGTAAAGAAAAGAGGAAACCCTAACTTTGGGAAAAACAATCCTTATACAACTAAGCAGGAGGTAAGTAATGATGGCTGATAATAATAATTCTACCCAGACGGATGATAACATTGTTGACAGCAGTACTGAAGATCAGATGCTCGCAGACATTCTTAATAAATCAGAAATACTCCAGGAAGCTGGCGTAGTTCCGAGAGAAGAATCTCAACCCGAACCTGAACTTGAGTACTCAGAAGATATAGGAACAGAAGAAGACCTTGAAGAGCCTGTAGAATCTGCCGAATATGAAGATGATGTTGAACCAGATAATGAAGAAGAGGAAGATAGTGAGAAGGAAGACGGAGATGCTGAGGCTACCGAAGTTGATACTTATGCACTAGATGACTTAGAAGACATTATGGTAACCCACAAAATTGATGGGGAAGAGGTAACTCTACCTATATCAGAGTGGATTGCTGGTTCTGCAACCAAACAACATCTTAGTAAACAAGGTCGTGAGATTGGGGAAGCTCGTAAATCATTAGACGAAGAGCGTACTCAAAAATTAGGTGAACTAGAAACATTAGCAAGTGTTATTGCAAATGAAGTTTACACTGAAGAAACAGAACATCAGAAAAAGTATCACGATATCTCTCAAAAGCTCTCAGCAGCACAAAAAGAGGGGGATACTTATGAAATTGGTGAGTTACTTCAAGAGCAAACTAAAGCACAGTCTGCCTATTGGGAAGCCCGTAGTAAAAGAGAAAATCTTTCAACACAAGTTTCTCAACAAAAACAAAGTCTACAACAACAACAATTCGAAGAGTCTGTAAGGCATTTTAACGATACCATAACAGATGTTATTCCTGACTGGAATTCGGATATTCAAAACTCTATAAGAGAGTTTGCATTACAAGAAGGTTTACCGGAAGCCTTATTAAATGTAGTATCAGATCCTGTAGTTGTTAAATTTGTAGATGAGTTTCGTAGACTAAAACAAGGAATTAAAAGTGGCGCTAAAAAGCGTGCTAAAATTCCTGCCAAGAAAATGCCTGCTAAAAAGGCTAAGACACCGACTAAACGAAAACAAGATCAGGCGGCAATGACTAAAGCAAGAGCTTTTAAAAATGATGCTTCGAAAGAAGATCAAATAGCTTTCTTGAAGAGGTTTGCGCCAACACGATAAGCCAATATTCGGCTAATAACATATAGGTAAAAATAAAATGGCAACAGGACGTTATGGCACTTCAGGTGCATCAACACAAGCAGCGGACGCAGTAGGCAACCGCTTTCCTTCAGGAGCATCAAGTGCTTCTGTTTCTGAAAAAGAGGATTTAGCGAACTTCATCTCAATGATTACACGAGATGAAACTCCTTTCATGTCTTCTATCGGCAAAACAAAAGCTACAGGTATATACCACGAGTGGCAAACAGACGAGCTTAAAGCTCCAGGTAACTCACGTGTTGCACAAGGTGCAGACTTCGATGCAGTTACTCCAGATGGTCGTACTACTACTGGTGGTGACCACGGTACAGGCGGTGGTGTAGTTCTTGCAGCTGCAGATCGTAACCGTTCACGTTTAGGTAACTATACACAAATCAACGCAAAAACAGTTGCAGTATCAGGTACAAAACGTGCTGTAGATCAAACTGGTGTTGCTGATGAGTATGCATATCAGTTGAAAAAGCGTGGCACAGAAATGCGCCGTGATGTTGAAGCTGACTTAATTCACTCACTAAACGTATCTACTCCAGGTTCTGCATCAGTTGCAGGTACTATGGCTGGTGTATTTTCTTGGGCAAGTAACGTTGTAAACGTTGCGTCAACAGACTCTGGAAACACAGCTGCTCGTATTTCTAATGCAGGTGTTACTGCAGCAGAAGCAGGCATCGGTACTAACAACTTCTCAACAGAATCTACAAGTGCAAACGTAGGTGAGCTTGAATTGTCACACATCGACTCTATCATGCAAACAATCTATGAGGAAGGTGGTAAAGCTACTAAAGTTATGCTTTCTCCAAAGAACCGTCGTACATTCTCAACTAAAGCAAATGCTTCAGGTTCAAATGTTCGTCGTAACATCGATGAGTCAGGTAAACTACGTCAAGCAGTAGACATCTATATGTCAGACTTCGGTGACGTTATGGTTGAGCCTAACTACATCATGGGTCTTGCTGCAACTGCAACAGGTGCTGGTGGTACATCCGCTGACGCAGTATCTATTCAAGATGCTTTCGCACTTGTATACGATCCAATGTGGTTCAAAATGGCAACTCTTCGTCCAATGAATGAAGTGGACGTAGGCCAAAATGGTGACTCAACAGTAGGTATGTTCGTTGAAGAGACAACTCTTGAATGTTCTAACCCTAACGCTTGGGGCGTAATCGCTAACATTGGCGCATAAATTTAGGAAAGGGGGCACCTTAGGGTGTCCTCTTTTACTAATAGGAGTAATAAATGTTAATTAAAATTATAGCAAATGCTAATGCTCTAGTGATCAGTGGTGAAACTTTAATTGGAGCAGCTCAAGAAGCTACTTTTGGTTTAGGTGGTGAAAACCACGTAGAAGTTGACCCTACTACAGGTAAGGTTACTAAGGTTTACTTATCTAGACCAGGATCTACACATAATATAATTGCAATAGGTACTAGCGCAACGACTGTATACAGAATACAAGTGGGTAATCTAACTAACGATGGTAGATTCCATACGGTACTAGACTCACTATAATACATGAGAGGAACAGCATGGCAAAGTTTAAACATAGTTCAGCAGTAGGCGATCTCACAGGAGAAATCGTTACTGATGGAAACAGAGGCAGTAAGTGGAGAGTCGAAGGAGACATCAGCACAACTATTGCCGAAGTAAAAAGAGATAGAGAAGCAGGTAGGAATAAAAAATCACACTATCAAAAGATGTGTTCTATTCCAAACGTAATAGTATTAGAACTAAATACTAAGCATAACTTAGATATACTAGATCCAGAGTTTATGCATGACCCTGCTATGAAAAAGAAATTGGTATATCTGTTAAGAACAGAATACCCAGATTTACTAGTTATGACATAGAGGATTATTATGGCAACATACGTAGAATTTGTAGGCTCCGGTGATTATGCTGGAAACAACGCAGGAATAATTAGAGACTGGGCTAACCGAGATGTTTCAGTACTTTCTAACTCAGTAGTATCTCGGTGCCTTGACTATGCAGCTGATGAAGCTTATAAAACTTTACGTGTGCCACCATTAGAATTTACAGGGACTTATGTAGTTAATGGTACTCAAGAAGAAATAACCGCAGCAGGTTCTTCTGATATACCAGATGTAGGTCCTAGTGCATTTCAAGGAGGAGGCAATATACTAAGTATTAAAGCTCCTACTGATATGATAGAAGTAATATATATAAGAAACGCAGATATTGGTAACAAAAATTTAGGTATAGTTTACAATGAAAAGGTAGACAGTAGAACTTTTAATGATGGTTTTACTCAGACTAAAGACTTTCACTTTTATACCAGAATAGGTAATGATTTTAAACTTCATGGTAGTTTTAAAAGAGGTGATGAAGTAGACGTTCATTATTATAGAAGATTACCTGGGCTTAATGATAAGTATTCTGCTACTTTTACTAACTGGGTAACAGGATTAGGTACATTAGATATAAGTGGTTCAGCAACTACTTATGCTAATGCTTCTTCTCCCAATAATACAGAAACTTACTTTAATAATAGGGTTGCATCTAATGCCAGCTATTGGGTAGGTAATATAGCTTCACATTGGTTAAGAGATGAAAATGAAAGAATACTTTTATTTGGTGCTCTTAAACAAGTATTTATATATCTTAATGACAATCCAGAAATAGAAAAATATCAAGCACTATTTAGCGGAGAAATTGATTCGTTAAACAGAGAAGAAACATCAAGAAAAGCACGAGGCGGTAACATAGCCATTTCCTTTGCAGGAACAAATTTAATCTAGGAGGATAATATGGGCTTTAAAGATCTATCAAATAAAGTTACATACACTGACAATGGCGGTAGTTTTGACAACCAAGCAGTAGATACTGTAGAAGTTGAAAATTCTTTAAGTGTATTAGCAACTGCTGCTTTATCAAGTGCAACTGCGGCTAACACATCTAAAGAAGCTGCAGAAGCGGCTAAAACAGCAGCTGAGACAGCAGAAACAAATGCTGAAACTGCAGAGACTAACGCTGAAACTGCAGAGACTAATGCTGAAACAGCGGAAACAAATGCTGCTGCAAGTGCTACCGCTAGTGCAAATAGTGCTACTGCTGGTGCAAATAGTGCTACTGCTGCTGCAACTTCAGAAACAAATGCTGCATCAAGTGCAACTACTGCTACAACTAAAGCTAATACAGCTACAACACAAGCTACTAACTCTGCCAACAGTGCTACAGCTTCTGCTGCATCAGCAACTAACTCTGCAAATAGTGCTACTGCAGCTCAAACAGCTCGAACTAATGCTGAAACAGCTGAAACCAACGCTGAAACAGCTGAAACTAATGCTGAGACAGCGGAAACAAATGCTGCTGCAAGTGCAGTTACAGCTGCAACACAAGCTACTAACTCTAGTAATTCAGCTACTGCATCTGCGACAAGCGCTACTGCAGCTCAAACAGCTCAGACAGCAGCTGAGACAGCAGAGACTAACGCTGAAACAGCTGAAACTAATGCTGAAACAGCTGAAACAAATGCCAATGCAAGTGCAGTTACAGCTGCAACACATGCAAGTACAGCCACGACTAAAGCATCAGAAGCAGCTACAAGTGCAACTAATGCTGCAAGTAGTGCAACTAATGCTGCAAACAGTGCTACAGGAGCATCCAATTCTCAAATTGCTGCTGCATCAAGTGCGGCTTCTGCTGCTGCTATCTTTGATCAATTTGATGATACATATTTAGGTAGTAAATCTTCAGCACCTACAGTAGATAATGATGGAAATGCTTTAGCAACAGGCGCATTGTACTATAACTCTTCAACTCAAGGTATGTTTATTTGGACAGGATCTGAGTGGGTTGCGGCTTCTGCTGCAGGCGGTGCTTCGCTTAATAACTTTAGTTATACAGCTACAGCAGGTCAAACTACTTTTTCTGGATCAGATGAAAACTCTAATACTATGTCTTACACTGTAGATAACATTATTGTTACTCTTAATGGTATTGTTCTTGAAGGTGGAGGTACAGACTATACTGCAACTAATGGCTCTTCTGTAATTCTTACAAGTGGTGCTGTTGTATCAGATGAAGTTAATATAGTAGCTTTCAAAACATTTACAACAGCAGATATGGTTTCTGCTTCTAATGGTGGTGCTTATCAAGGTAATGTAGACTTTGCAG